TTAGATTATTTTGTTATAAGAGTTATAACTTTTAGTTATATGGTTAAGAATTCTTAACGAGATTGATCCAATTTTCAGCTGCACTTTCTGCATAGTGGAGACTTTTGTTTGGATAGAATTCGTCAAACTTAAAGATTTGATTTTCAAAGTATCGACAACCATAATGCTTTTTATTATGAGCATCAATCTTTTGGAATACATGAACTTGTCTGCTCGAATTGCTTGTTGTGTATATATCTAAGATTTTATCAACGTACATCATTGTGGTACTTTTCATATTACACTTTCTTCCTATTCACGTCGGTTTGTCCATCTTTAGGTCTAGCATTTTGAGCCATTTGACCTTTAAATCCAGTTCGTATAGATTGAAGTCTATAAACATCAATATACTTTTTTGTTTCAATTGCTTTCTTTACAGCCTTTAATTCTTTATCACGATCTTCGCTATTTGACATTTTAAGCTTTCTTAAAACAATATCATATAGACTATAGCATTGATTATCACTTAAGGGTTTAACCATATCATTTGCTTCGAGCTCGTAATTTCGAAAGCTTTCCTTTGGTTCTTTCCACCTACTCATAACTTACCTCTGTCAACTAATTCTTTTGTCATTATAAAATCTCTTACTAAACCACTTCGAACAATATCTTCAAATCCAAACTCGATAATATCAAATGAAGTCATATGAGATAGTATCTTAATGAATTGGTTAATACCTTTCTTATCGTTATTCTTTGTAAAATCTGATTGGTAGTAATCACCACACATTAGAAACTTAGCATCACGACCAATACGAGTTATAATAGAACATAGCTCATGGTAGTTACAGTTCTGTGATTCATCAACAACTACGATGGCATTATTAAATGTTTGTCCACGTAGGTATGATGTAGTCATAAACTCTACAGTCTTTAACTGAGTAAGCTTGTTCCATGCATCACCATCATCGAATAAATCATTTACGATTACTTCATAAGGTGCGGTATAAGCAGCTTCTTTTTCATCTTGTGTTCCTGGCAAGAATCCCATATCTCTTGTAGGTACAGCCGAACGTACAATGATAACCTTATCGAATTCAGTTTCTTTATCCATCACATCAACTAAAGCAAGATATAGAGATACAAAGGTTTTACCAGTACCAGCTGCACCAGAGATACAAAGATTCAATCCATCTTCATATGACTTAAATACCTGCTCTTGAGTCTTTGTTGCGGGCTCTAATGTTTTTAAATGTTCTAGGCGTAAACGTTGTGGTTTATTCATTTGGTATCTATCGTACAGTGTTTAGGATCTGATCCCTTTTTAATATTTTTAAGCACATCATTGAATCCATCAGGTGTTTGACTAATAGTACTTTTGTATCCACCTACTATTTTAGATGGAGTGATCACTAAAGAAAGATTAGGATTCTCTTCAAGGTATGGTTTTTGATCAGCCATACGCATATGCTTTTCAAATACTTCACCAGTATCGTTATTCTTAAATGTGTAAATCATGATAGTTGATATAGTCCTCTATGTTTAATAGGTTTATCAGTAAACCAATTCGGAGTTTTGCGCGCTGTCCATACTGCAAAGTCTTTCTTTTCATTCTTGTAATAATTACGATATGCTGTAATTGGATTCTTATCCTTACAATAATCAGGCATACATTGTGGCCATTCAGTAAGACCAATATCTGGAATATTCTTTGGTGGTGCTTTTAATAACTTTCGAAGTTTACGATCAGATTCATGAACCTTTCCATATCTATATGTATACTCATCACATAATGCAATAAATAATTCATAGTGCCAATCATAGTTTTGTTTTGATTCTCTTGTCCATATAGTACAAGGATGATTTACGTGTACACCTTTATAGAATAAATCATTATTCTCTTCCAAGCGCCAACGTTTTATATTGCGACCATTTCTTGTCTTATCTTGATATAGTGTACCATCGAGAATTCGATGTGTGGTTGATAACATTTGTGCGGCTTCGATAATCATCTTAACAACATGTTTATCGCAATGCTGTCGAGCTGCACAACCTGGTGATTCATCTAGTATAAAAATATTCATAATGTATATTATATCACAGTTTAATAGAAAAGTAAACCCCTACAGTGAATAAATTGCCTACGCTACACTGTAGGGACTACCCTTAGATCTTACCACCTCCTTACTTATGATACATACCTTAATTGGTCAATATACTCGTCCAGATAATCTATCTTCTTTTGCATTTTAAATGCTTTATCTGACTTTCCTTTTTTTAGCAGCCTTTCTCGATAGTATGTTGCTTTGTTCCTATCTTTCTTTAACCGCTCGATCTCTTGTAACCTCATATAGAATTTTGCCCTCCATAAAGTTTTAATTGATCATAATATAGGTATTTAAGTTCGGATCCTCCTTTTTACAGTTGGTTAATAAATCACTTTTCAATAAGAGTTGGGAATGCGTCGGAGACTAATTTTAATGTAACTCCTTTATATTTTCCAAGCAACTTCTTATCTTTCATTAATATTAAAAGTTCTGCTTCTTTCGGAGATACACTCTCCAAAACTTTGATAAATTTACCTTCACGTACTGTAGGAGTTAATGCGTCACCTTCGTATCCTTTTGCAAAAAATCGATACTCACTAGATACAGAACCAAAGCCTTTCTTTGATTCCTTATTAGGAGTATAAGGTGGTGAACCCTTAGGTAAATTAAATTTAAGTGATTTGTCAAAAGCACCTTTCAAAAAGGTCTTAAGTTGACGTGATTCGTTTTCTTGTAAGAATTCTTTTTTCTTAGCAGCAGTTTTGATTTTGCCAAGCTCTGTTAAGAATTCATGTATTACTAGTTCAGCCATTGTTATAAAATTCCTCTACACATTCAATCAATAGGTTACATCGTTTTTTAATAAGATAGTTCAATGCTTTCATTTGCATTGGTTTTTTACTATTATTAAAAGTATTTATAATAGATGTACTTAAGTTTTCAGGTATTTCTGCTAAATCAATCAAAGTTTTATTTCGTTGATAGTTGCGATATACTTCGCTATCCATTACTTCAGATAATCTTTCTGAGTTATCCAACCATTCTTCGATTTGCTTTGCTCTTATTGGTGTTTGTCGTAAACCTTCTTCGACAAATACATTGTCTGCTGATTTAACGTTTGGTACACCATCACCAGAATCGCCTTTCATAATATGATTAAACAAATATGTTCGAGGATTCGAATCTTTTACTTCTTTCTTTTGCATTGGACTAAATTGAGATACATTCTTAAATCGATGTAGTTGAATAAAGTCTTTATCAGATGAAATGATTTTAACCGGTTCATTTTTACCAAACTCTTGAGTTTCAAATACAAGAGTAGCAATAATATCATCAGCTTCACAACCTTCCATTTGAATAACTTTGTACGGTAGATTCTCTTTAATCTCATCACGTACTTGATTTAAAATACGAAATACTTCATTCCAATCCATAGTTGAATCAGTTTTATCACGACTCTTTTTACGAGATGCTTTATACTCTGGGAAGTATTCTCTACGCCATGTATTAGGACCATCACAACATATAACCATTTGTCCATAATCGTTACGGTACTTTTTGTTATACATACGAATACTATTCAATATCATATGTCGAATCATACTTTCATCATTTAACTTTTGCACTATAATATTCGATAACGCAATTTGGTTGTAATCAATCAATATCATTTTCTTCACTCTCTTTCAATAGTTCTTGGATTTCATCTTCTAATTTTTTTAATTCTATTTCTACTTCTTCATCTAACTCTTTATACTCTCCCATCAATTCATCTAGCTTACCATTACCAGCATCTAGGTTATCTTGGAATGGATGTTCTAATCCTTTAAAGCGATAGAATGTTGCAGCAAGCAGATTGATAATTACCGACATATCTTTTGCTTCAGGTTTGGTGTAATCAAGGAAGTCCATATCTTCAAAGCCATCAATGAATTCATTACCACGGATTGCTTGATCCATGAGTTGAAAACAATAATGTGCAAGTTCAACACACTCTTCTTTTTGCATATCTTCTCTGTCTGCTTTTTCGATTTCTAAATCAATCTTCTCATTAACAACTTGCTTGACTCGTTCGAAGGTTGGGAATTGTATTACATTTGACATATAGCGTTAGCCTTTACTATTCATAATTTAATGTATATTATATCATACTTTACTTAAAATGTAAACTACTTTTTTAAGTTTTTTACTGAGGGAGCTCCGATCTTGCATCCGATAAACCCATTATAGTACTCATCTGTTAAAAGGACATCCCTGTCAAATTGTTCCTTGGCTTCCATATATGCACACTCGCCTTTTGTTTTGCACAAATGAATAATTTCTCGTTTTAAATGGTCGTTGCCATTTGTATTGATTTCTTCATTGAGCAAATTACTTGAACCAAAGTATTCTCTCCAATCAGATTCCACTAATGTTTTCTTTCGACGTTTCCTTGTCTTAGTGATACCTAATGTTTTCTTAAACCAGAAGAATTTCTTACCAACATATTTTTGTCCTGTCTTCTCATTCGTTATGAGATATACAAAACCATAATAGTCGTCTGAACTAAAATCTTGAGGAGGTATGTATTCTTTATCATTATATAACCACATATATTATATATAAAAGAACCGGCGCGTACATTATGTATCGCAGAGGCACCGGCCGTGTTAACTAGTCATCAAAGTCAAGCTCTTCAATATGGTCTTCAATAGGTTCACC